CCTATTATAGTATAAAGAATATAGCATAAATGGGTGGTGGTCTTCTTCAACTTGTTGCTTATGGTGCTCAGGACGTTTATTTAACTGGTAATCCTCAAATTACTTTTTTCAAAGTTGTTTATCGCCGACATACTAATTTTGCTATGGAAGCCATACAACAAACTTTTAGCGGTCTTCCAAATTTTGGAAATTCTGTTTCTTGCCAGATATCACGAAACGGCGATTTAATACATCGCACATATTTAGAAGTCGGAATACCAAAATTAACAACTCCTGCAACCAATTCATATGTTAATTATTTAGGTCTCCGATTATTAAAATCTGTTTCTATTGAAATTGGAGGACAACAAATAGATAAACATTATTCTGATTGGCTTTACATATGGAATGAATTATCACTTCCACGCGGTAAGCGTTATGCTTGGGATACTATGGTTGGTGCTGATCGTGATATTTTAAATAATAGTTATGGTGCTTCAGATGCAGCTGGTAATGCTGGAAAAGAAGGAAATGCAGTAACTACTTTATACATTCCTCTTGAATTCTGGTTCTGTCGCAATATTGGTCTAGCATTACCTCTAATTGCTCTTCAATATCACGAAGTTAAACTAAAGATTGATTTTGAAACTTTTGCAAATTGCACTTATACTTATGGAGGTAATAATGGAGTTACTGAAACTGCCGGAAATTTATCAAATCCAAATCTATGGGTTGATTATATTTTCTTAGATACTGATGAACGCCGAAAATTCGCTCAACTATCTCACGAATATCTGATCGAACAACTTCAATTTACTGGACAAGAATCATTAAATGCTAGTGGCTCACGCATTAAATTAAGTTTTAATCATCCTTGCAAGGAATTAATATGGGTTGCTAAAATTAACACTGGAAATTCTCATTGGTATAATTATACTATCCCAGTTAATAACGGTGCTTTAGTAACTTCAACCACCAATCCAAGTGATGCGAATAGTGATACTACATTTGGATTTCCAAATGAGACAAATTTTAATACTACCAGTGGCTATAAAACATTAGTTACATCTAATATAGGCACTGCAGAAGTTACTGGAAGATTAGAAAATACTTATCTACTTGATAATATTGTTCCATATGATAGTGCTAGTTTATATACTAAAAATATTAATCCATTTGAGAGTTGTCTATTACAATTAAATGGCCAAGATCGTTTCAGTGTTCGAAAGGGCAACTATTTTAATCTTGTTCAACCATATCAACATCATACTAATATTCCTCTTAACCGTGGCATTAATGTATATTCATTTGCCTTAAAACCAGAAGAACATCAACCCTCTGGAACTCTAAATATGTCTCGTATTGATACTGCTACTTTAGCAGTTAATCCAAAATCAAATACTAACACTCCTATAAATGGTAATATTTATATATATGCTGTTAACTATAATGTCCTCCGTATTCTTTCAGGTATGGGTGGTTTAGCTTATTCAAATTAAATTATATACTTTTTTTTTCTCCTATTATAGTATAAAGAATATAGCATAAATGGGTGGTGGTCTTCTTCAACTTGTTGCTTATGGTGCTCAGGACGTTTATTTAACTGGTAATCCTCAAATTACTTTTTTCAAAGTTGCTTATCGCCGTCATACTAATTTTGCATTAGAAGCGATCGAACAAAATTTCAACGGAACTCCAGGATATGGTTCTCGTGTAACTTGTCAAATATCTCGTAATGGTGATTTAATAAATCGTATGTATTTACAAGTAACTGTTCCCGATTTAGCTAATAATGATTACTATTATAATTTCTATGGTCTCCGTCTAATAAATTATGTTGAAATAGAAATTGGTGGTCAAAAGATAGATAAACATTATTCTCATTGGCTATATATATGGAATGAGCTTTCACTTCCTGTTTCTAAACGTTTAGGATATAATGAAATGGTTGGTGCTTATGGTGGAAGCAATCTAAAAAATCAAATTCTACATATACCTCTTGAATTCTGGTTTTGCCGTAATGTTGGATTAGCTCTTCCATTAATAGCCCTTCAATATCACGAAGTTAAAATCAATCTTAACTTTGAAACTGCTCAAAAATGTGGAAAATTTGCAGCTACTGCAAATCCTTTATCTGGTGTTACACTCTGGGTTGATTATATCTTCCTTGATACTGATGAACGCCGTCGTTTTGCTCAACTATCTCACGAATATCTAATTGAACAACTTCAATTTACTGGTCAAGAAGCCATAACTTCAACTGTTGGACTAAAAACTAAATTAAATTTTAATCATCCTTGCAAAGAATTAGTATGGTTTGTAACTAACGATGAAAACACAGACTTAAAACGAGCTAACTGGTTCAATTATACAACTGCTGCAACTTGTATAGACCCTGGAAGTGCCGGATCTACTCTTCCAAGTAGTTATGAAGCTTTAAAAGAAGACTTAATGCAAACAAATGTAAATTATGCAGGAAAAGATAAAACCGCTTTTGCAAAAATATTGCCATCAAATCCTGTAAAATTATCTAAATTAATATTGAATGGCAATGATCGTTTCTATGAACGACACGGTCGTTATTTTAACCTTGTTCAAACATATCAACATCACGAAAATATACCAACAAATGCAGGCATTAATGTATATTCATTTGCTTTAAAACCTGAAGAACATCAACCATCTGGTACTCTTAATATGTCTCGTATAGATACTGCTCTATTATATTTAAGTTTTGAAGATGGAACTGGAACCAGTGATGCTGATTACAATCCGTCTAAATCAATATTATATGTTTATGCTGTTAATTATAATGTCCTCCGTATTCTTTCAGGTATGGGTGGTTTAGCTTATTCAAATTAAATTATATACTTTTTTTTTCTCCTATTATAGTATAAAGAATATAGCATAAATGGGTGGTGGTCTTATTCAACTTGTTGCTTATGGTGCTCAGGACGTTTATTTAACTGGTAATCCTCAAATTACTTTTTTCAAAGTTGCTTATCGCCGTCATACTAATTTCGCAATTGAAGCCATTGAACAAACTTTCAATGGTTCTTCTTCATTTGGTTCTCGTGTAACTTGTCAAGTTACACGAAACGGTGATTTAATAAGCCGTGTTTATTTCACTGGTACTGTTACTAATACCAATGAAGAAGCTGCAGGAGCTGCTTTAAATAATCCTGTTGCATTAGTTCCATATTTTGGTCTTAAGTTATTAAAAACTATTGAATTAGAAATTGGTGGACAACGCATAGATAAACATTATTCAGAATGGTTATACATATGGAATGAATTATCACTTCCTGTAGGTAAACGCGATGGTTATAAACTTATGGTTGGTGGTGATAAATATAATCGTTCCATTATGTTAAATGCTAAGAATTCATATTCTGTATATGTTCCTCTTGAATTTTGGTTCTGTCGCAATGTTGGTTTAGCTCTTCCATTAATAGCTCTTCAATATCACGAAGTAAAAATAAATATAGAATTTGAAAATGCCACTGCTATGATTGATAGTACCCCCAATATATCTGATCGCGGTGATGCACCATATGATAAAGATGGTGCCACTGTTTCTGGTGGTCTAAAAGCAAATTCTGCATTTGGTTCTACTAATAATAGCACTAAAATAACCTTATCAAATGCTTCACTATGGGTTGATTATATCTTCCTTGATACTGATGAACGTCGTCGATTTGCTCAACTATCACACGAATATCTAATTGAACAACTTCAATTTACTGGTGCTGATACTGTATCAGGTAATACTACTAATTCAATGAAAAGTATCCGAATGAATTTCAATCATCCTTGCAAGGAATTAATATGGGTTGTTAAGCCTGATCCAGTTGCATCTCCAACTTCTGGATTATACTGGAATAACTTCAGTGATCGCAATTCTGATAATCAATATATACTTGGTCGCAACCCTATAACTAAAGCTAAGATATTATTAAATGGCAATGATCGATTTGCTGAACGCAATGGAACCTACTTTAATCTCGTTCAACCTTATCAACATCACGAATATACTCCTACCATTTTCAATAATGGTATCAATGTTTATTCTTTTGCTATCAAGCCTGAAGATCATCAACCATCTGGCACCCTTAATATGTCTCGTATAGATACTGCTGTTTTATCGGTGTCTTCTTCTGTTAATGGTACTATCTATATTTATACTGTTAATTACAATGTCCTCCGTATCCTATCTGGTATGGGTGGTCTTGCTTATTCAAATTAAAAACATCCTACTTTATTTTTCTTTAGATTATTAACATCAGTTTCAGTTTCAATTACATTTGTTTGTTTTTCATATAAACATTTATTTCGAGTTGATTCAATTGTCAATTTCAAAAATTCTAATTCTTTTTTAGTTGATAATTTCTTTAATTCAACATCGTGATCTGCTTTTATTTTATTAAATTTAATAATATCTTTTATTCTAATATTTTCGAAGATGTTAATATCTTTAATTTCTTTATTTATTGTCTCAACATTTTCAACAAGTTTTTCAAATAATTCAATTGTCAAATTATTTGAAAATGTGAAATATTCAATTAAATCTAATTGCTTATTATACATAATCTTATAATTAAATAAGATATCGTGAACATTTTTTAGCTTTTCCATATTTTCACGATAATTTCTAAATTTAACAATTGAACTTAAAATTGTAAGAAAGGTTCCCAAAAATAATGAAAACATACTTATTATTAATGATATTGTCTCTTTTGATATTATCATTTGCATCTGATTATCTTTAGTATCATTTTGATAATTTATTAAAGTCAATCTTATGGCTTCAATAAAAGTTGTTATTGTTGAAACAATCAATATTAATAATGAAATACGATTATATCTAAAATAAATTAAATCATATTTAGATGAAATTATATATAATGACGTGTTTAACTTCTTCTTATTTTCCTTAATAGACTTCAATAATTTATCGCGTCTATATGATATATCATTTGACACATCACTTGTCTCCGTTTGACAATCTTTATTCTGATTTTTTTCCGAAAATTCATATAAAGTTAATAATCTGTCTTCCTTAGATGCAGGAGTTGTAGGTAATATATTTACAAACTCTGCTTTTAATTTTGATGTTACTGCAGTTGTTGGGTGAGTATCTTCAATTAATACCATAACCTCTTCGTCCTTATTATCAGCCATTTGTATTAATAATTAATAATAAATAAAATTATGACAATAATTATAAAAATAATAATCATAATAATTAAATCTTTAATTGTAAAAGCCTTTTTTATTGGATAATCCTTATTATATATTTGATTTATTAAAGATATTGCATTACTTACAGCACTCTCTAATGATGTAAAATGAATTTTAGCATTTCCATTATGTGTTCCTAAAATGTAGATATTATCGCTCAATTTATTATTTTTAAGATAATTATAATTAACTGTTTTAATAAATGCAGTTTCTGCCGATTTCCATTTGCCATCATAATAATTATTAATAAAAGCCAATGTTGGAACAGGGAGAGTTGGATATATCTCTTTTAGTTGTCGATATATTTCATAAATAACCACATTTTTATCCTTACATTCATTCGCAGTTTTATTTAAAAACTTACTTTTTTTATCTAAATAAGATGCATTACAACTAATAACAGTTTTTGAATTTCTTTCTTTAAATTTCATATAATTTGATAAGATGATTTTGATTATTCCCCAATCTGTATCGTTAATTAAACTTTCATTAATACCTTTTAATTCTTTAATTTCAAAATTCCAGTGAAAACTAACAGAAATATACTCATTATATTCCGTATTTTCCGAATATTCAGCCAAATCATTAATAGTTCTTAGTTCTTCTGATGAATTTTCAAGAATTTTAGATAAATTTAATGGAGGAATTGCTAATATTAATCTTCTTGTTAAAAAAGTATTATTATCGTTAGATGTTAATTTAATTATTCCATTCTCGTTTTTCTCAATTCTATTTATAGTAGTATTAAATTTAAAATCAACATAATTTAAATAATTTCTCCAAATATTGAATAATCCTTCATCATTTGGAAGCTTGGGCTGATAAGGTGTATATAAAAATGCTTCATTTATTAAATGCAAATATGTATTTAAAGAAATAGTATTAATATCTCCGCCATCGCTCAATCTAACAAAACGATCTGTATATTTGAATGCATCTTCTGTAAAATTATTTAATTTCATAAAATCGTTTAATGATAATTTTTTTGCATAGTTTGGATCTAATAATAATTTAAAAAATTCAATTGTTAATATCCAAACTTCTCTAAAATTAAAAACTTTATATTTAATTGACAATTCATATATAAGATTACTTAATGTTGAATTTTGTTTCACAAAAACATTTTTAAATTTTAATCCAATTTTATTCAAAATCATTTTGAAATTTATATAATTATTAAAATAAACTCTTGGTCCGTGTTCACAGAAATAATTTTCATTTTCATACTGTTGTCTGTTTACTTTATGACATCCTCCAATGAATTTATCTTTTTCGATTATCATAATCTTTTCATTTTTATCTGCAAGTGTTGCAAAAGTTAATCCTGCAGGACCTGAACCTATTATAATGCAATCGTATATAGTCATTATTCTATAATTATAAAAAAAATAAAAGATATATTTTAATATTTATGACAAGAAATATCTTGATTACCTGAACTATGGAATTTATTTAATACTTGACAATCTACAGCTGCCTCTTTCATTGCTTGATATAAAGATAAAATATCTTTCATTTTAGTTGTAGCATTTTCATAGATAAATTTATCAATATTTTCAACTCCAGTTGCATCAACTGTTTTCTTTGCTTTTCCTCTTCCTTTTGGTGGTGCTGTTTCATCTGGATATTTCTTTAATTCTGCTTTTTGTAGTTTCAATTCTTCTTTATTTTTATCAATTTCTTGCTTAATATTATCAACAAAAGCTTTATTTACAGAAAGTTTATTTTCTAATTCTGTAATATCTTTCTTGGCTTTCTTTTGTTTAGTTATTTCTTTCGAAATATCTTTAGCTTCTGATGTATATTTTTTTAATCCATTTTTTAATTTAACTTCATCTATTTCTAAATCAGCAATTGCTGATAATACAGCATTACGATTTGCTAAATTACCAGGATCTATTTTATTTGTAGGAAAATTACTCATATAACGATGAATATGCACATTCCAATCTCCTTTATCTAAATCGGCGTGGGAACATAATCGCGCAGCTCTTCCAATAGTTTGTTTATCGCTGGCCCAAGTTATTAAAGGTTCAAAGATATGAATATGACGAACAGCCTTTAAATCAATACCTTCATTATAATTCTGAGAAGCTAAAAATAATTGTACATATTCACCATTTTTATTAAAAGAAGAATTATATAATGCTCTCATTTTATCTAAATCATCCCCTTTATTTATACCCAATTGAGTGCTAACAGCTAATATATATCGTGGCTTTTTATCTTCAAATTCACGATTTGGATTATTTAAAATTTTTACTGCTTCGCCTGGTGTTAAACGTGAATATCCTTTATCTTCTAATTGCTTAGAAACAGCTAAAATACCGTGACCTCCATAACCTCTATTTTCATAAAATGCAGAATAAATATATTGTTTTTGATTATTATATTTCTCTACTTCTAATAATAATTCTTCTAATTTTGCACTAAAATCACGAAGTTTCATTCCTTTTTCTAGATTATAAAGAGTATTTGAATAACGACGAGCAGCAGCCCAATATTTATTCAAAGAATTGAGTTTTGATAATTTCTCAAAATCTTTAGCACTTTCCTTAACTTCCTTATATTTAGCTATATATTCTTCAAATTGTTTCTTAGACATATCAATAAATTTGGGTTCTTCATATACAACAACCGGGAATTTACTAGTATCATTAGACATATCAAAATATGATACTAGTCCTCTTATCTTTTTCTTAAATTTTTCAACATCTTTTAAGTCACTTTCTATAAATTCAGAAGTTCCATTATCTCTGACAATATTTAATAATTTAAATATTTCAGATTTATTATCACCTAAAGTTGCAGTTAATATAAATACTTTCAAATCTGGAAATTTAGAAGATCCAGATAATAATAATTTTTCTAAAAGTTGATGTTGTTTTCTTTGAGTAACTAAAGGTCTGAAAAGATTATGAACTTCATCTATAATTAAAATACAATCATTTAATTTTATTTGATTTTTTTCTATTCTATTTGCCAATTTAGCAAATGTTAAAAATGAAACATTTTTAAAACTTTTTTCAACATCTTTTATTGTTTTTCCTGCAAATCGCGGGAATAAGTCGGTTGCACATTTATAAAAATTGATAGGAGGATTGCTACTTATTGCTTCAACACTACTACAATAAATAATCTTCTTATTTGTTCCCCAAAATCCATCCATTATAGAAGCTGCTGTACAAGTTTTTCCACTTCCTGTTGAATGCCAAATCAACATCCCACGTTTATCTAAATTATTATTATGAATAGTTTTACAAATATTATTTATGATTGATTGTGGAACAGTTGGTAATTTAGGATTTTTAGGAATAAAAATTTCAGGTGATGAATATTCTGGACGCGATGAAGATCTTGATGATGATGATAATAATGGGCCGTAAGATGATTTTGCATTAGAATATGAAGATGATGATGATGATGAAGATTTAAGTTCGCGATCTTCAAAATAATGAGAAAAAAATTTTTTATATAATGTCTTCATTTCATAATCAAAATTTGATGTTTCATCTTTATCAATTAAATTATATAATCGTTTGAACTCCTTTAATTTATTTTTATCATCAATATATTTAGCTAAATCACTATAATCAGCTGCATTATTAGGATCTAAATTAGTAATTTTATTTTTAACAAAATTATTATAAAATGATAATTCTTCAATTGTAAAATAATCAGGAAAATATTTATTATAAACATAAAAATATTTTTCTAAATCAGTATCTCTTTTTCTGTATAATTCATCATATTCTTCGATGAATTCTTCAATTCCTGTCATATTTGAACTGGTTGGAATATAATTTGAATATTGGGCAAATAATAATTTAAAATTTTCTTCACGCGGATTTGCCATAGATATTGAATATCTAACAAATTTTTGATGAATTTGGCGATTTCTTTCTTTTTCCATAGCAAATTCATTTGTATAATGTTCTTTAAAATCACGTAAATATAAATTTTCAATATCAAATTTTAATAATCTAATTTTTTCAATAATATCTGCATTATTTGGATCTTTTTGTTGTTCTGCATATTTTTTCTTTAATTCATTTAATAAACGATTATGTGATTTCTTAAAAAATTCAAATCTTTCTTTTGCTAATTCGCCCATATAATATTTAAGTATTACAGCATCTGCAGTAATATTTGGATTTAATAATTTTATAAAATATTCGACAAATAACTTCTGAAAATATTCATAATTATCTATAGCTTCTTTTGTAAATCTATCTGGATCATAAAAATAGCTAGTAAAAAATTTATCATATAATGCACCAGCATATTTATCAACACGATCAAAATTATTTCTAGACATAAAATAATTTGTCTTGAATTTTTCAATATATGCATCTAACGCATTTTTAAATTTAATCAATTCAACAGTTAAACTTGATGCTGGGTCTAAATTTATATATAAACTCAATAATTTTACGTGTGATTTATTTGATATATCTGGATATGTATTAATAATTAAAAAATAAATATGACGCAAATAATTTGTATAATTATAAACAATATATTTACGCATAGAAGTTATATTTCGAATTGGTTCTAAATTTGCAATAATTGGCTTATCTTCATCTAAATCTTGAATTAATAATTCATCAATTGTATCATCTAATATTTCTTCAGCTTCTTCAGTATATCCTTCTACACAACGATTACCAGTTCCAATTAATTTTAAAGTTTCGGGTGCATCCTTTGAATTATATAAATCATATAATGAACTTTCCATATTTTTAAAATCTATTCTTCCTGATATTGATTTTCTTGATGAAGATGATTTTTTTGAGGAACTGCTATTTTCACTACTTTCTTTTACAAATTTAGATTTAACAACACAATCAATTTTATTACTTCCAATACGTTTCAAATCACATTTATCATTAGAATTACAAGTTTTTTGAGCTTTTTTTATTTCATCTCTTGAAATATTTTCATCTCTTAAAAATTTACTATCTTCTAATAATTCTCCACATTCAGCATCATCTTTATCAACCCAACAATTCCCCATATCATAAGTATTATTACGATTTACAGTTTTTTTATTCCAAACTCCTTTTGCACTTCTGCATCGAGCTTTTGTATAAATATCTTTAAAATAGTGTGAATGTTTATCGGTTTTAATTTTTCCATCATCAACAAACACTTTACAACTCTTATCAGTATCAAAAGGATTATCTGATTTAAATAAATCAAGATTATCGTATTTTTCATAAGGATTTCCAGATGGACGTTTATATTCATAAACAATTTTACTATTGCAACGTTTTTCACGTTTTGCCAATTCCTTACTTATTAATTTTTTAGCATTTTGCATAGATGATGATTTTTTACCACTGCTGCTACTACTCATATATTATACTATTTTATAATAATATAAAAATTATTAATAGTATCGAATATAATCCTAATGCTAATGTTAATGCTAAAGAAGGAGCAGGAGCGTGAATATAATTTGTAATATCAAATATGAAATCTGAAAATTCGTCAATTCCAACTTCCAATATAAGATGTTTATTTTTCTTTATCCATTTGCACATCTTTTTTTTATAATAAAATGGTTCCTTTTTTAGAATTGTAGGCTTAATTTTATTTGTATTTGCTAATAAATACACAGCAATTGATGCTGTAGCCGGTTCAATCATTTTAAGGCTAGTTATAAACATTGTTTATATACTTTTTATAATAAAATTATATTGTCAATTTTTTATTTACTTCTAAATAAAAATGAAAAAATAAATTAAATTAATTCAGCTAAAATTTCTGCCGCAGTTTTTGTTGTTTTCATCTGTTTATTATAAAATAAAATCATATCATCTTCTGTTGTTGGTTGCCATTTTGCATTACTTCTCGTCCTATAATACCAAACATCTTTTTCAAATTTAATAAGTTTCTTGCTTTTACTCTCAACTTCTAGTTTCTTCCCCTTATTTGTCATTTTATAGCCCACAATACTTATATTTCCATTATGTTCATTTTTATGACATTCATCACAAATAGTTATGAGGTTATGTTGAATATTCTTATTGAAATTATCAAATCTTCCATTTTCATCAGCATTCATTTGATAATTAATATGATGTGTCTCATTTGCTTTATTCTTTCTGCAAACCTCACAAATATCCATATAAATGGATGAATTGTAATTAGAAGTTTTTGTATTTATAATAGTTGTGTTTAATCCCAAAATCTCTTTTTTTACCATTTCTGCATTTTTCATAAAGTCCAATGGCATATCCAATGATTTACAAACATCAATCCCATAAATATTAGATCCTTGTCCTTCTCTCAATTTTCTCTCATAAATAATTAAATCATCTTGGATTTCAATATGCATATGAAAGATTTTCAATTTATCTTCTAAAATCTTTTCTTTAATAATTGAAATATCTGTGAGTTCGTGCAAATGGCTTGTGAAAATAAATGACGCTTTCTTAGAAACAAGTTCATTAATTGCTGCAGAAACAATAGCAACACCTGAAATTGCTTCAGTTCCACAACAAACTTCATCACCAATAATAAGACTGCTTTTATCAGCCCTTTGAAGAATATTTCTGAGTTCTGTCATTTCGACAACAAAACTGCTCATTCCTCTAAAGATATTATCATTTCCGCATATTCTGGTCATTATATGTCTGTATGGATAATATTGAAAATTGGTAGAAGGAACAAACATTCCAGCCTGTGCCATAATTATCGATAATCCTACTGCCTTCATAAATGACGATTTCCCAGAAGCATTAATTCCATATAATAATATACCATTCTGATTTAAAGAGATATCATTGCCAATATATTCAATTTCACTATAAATTCTCTCAATAATAGGATGACGCAAATTTTCAGCATTTATGAAAGAAGTTTCAGTCGTTGTCGAGATTGTTGGTTTATGATAGCAATAGTCAAAGGAATTTCGAGCATTGCAATTATTAATATCAAGTTCTGTCAATTCATTAATTATGATATCTAAATCGTTTTTATTTTCATTTAAAAATTTTGTCAAAAAACTCAAATATTCATTTAAAACAATTGATTGAATTTTGGTTTCAATGGTTTCAATAGCTACAGAAGCTTCATTAATTTCATTAGATGTCAATTTGAGATTATTATTATTGGTTCCAATAATTTTTTTATCAAATTTAGACATAAAACTTTTATTTTTATTCATAGCAGTTTCATATCTTTTTTTAGTAATTAAGATAAAATATCCGTCTTTGTCACTGTTCTCAAGTTTGCTTACTGTTTCATC